GATGAATAGTATTATTGGAAGTGTCCGCAATATGGCATCATTTCAACATACAAAAGGGCGCAAATACGCGCCCTTTAGCTATTTATATCATCATTTTAAAGTATGGACTTATTGGACACTCTCTGTCGATATAGTCCCGTAAGGCATAACAAATTGAGCGAAAAAAGGACGCTTTATTGCGTCCTTTTAATTATTGTTCACCTATTATGCATTAGCAAGTCGTACAAGGGCTGAGTATATGAACATATCTCTCAATTCTTCTTCATCGGCATATGGGCGGTCAGATTCTACATATAAGGCACAGCATTTTTCATGCTTTTCCCAGGATAGATGATATTGGAAATATGTCTGACCTTCCATTTTTTCTTTCAGTTTAATGAGATCAGATTCACGGAAACCATCTGCTATGGCAACCCTTATCACAGTCTCACCTCTATTTTCTGTATTGTTCTCTCCGTTAAGCCGAACTGCATTGACATAACTTGTTTGTTCAATGATTTTTCTTCGTTCATCATAGGTAGCCTTAAGATACTCCCTATCTCGCTGAATTTGTTCTTTTTCCACATATTTTTCGCATTCTTCAGCGAGTTTATCAAATTTGCTCATTGCCTGTTCTCTAGTAGCAAATCGCGCGTAACCCAGGTATTTGCCTTTCTTTTCATTATTACTCATGATTATTCCTCCAAATCAATATTTGAAAACAACGTCCGAAATTTGGTTATCCTCCAACTTTATCTCTTTTATTATAGTTCGCCATATTTCTCGTTTTTCTTCTTTTTCGAGGGTGAAATATACATCGAAAAATTCATCATCCAGCAATTTCTTTAAGGGGGTAAGATCACGTTCTTGTGATGGAGCTTCCTGTGCTGCCTTTGCAATCAATCCCTTTATTTCAATGCTTTCATTTACGTATTCATCGTCCGTTTTATTACCTGCCATGTAAGATTCGGTCAACGTTCGCATCCGTTCACGCAGCGCTGCAATATTGTATTTCGGCTTTACCTTTCGTGCTGCTTCTGCCTCGTAGGAAGTAATCTCTTTTTCTATCAGTTCAGGCAGGTTTGCAAGTAATTCTCGCTCAAGGCGCATTTCTGTCATAGTATGTTTATACGTGCAACTCGTATTTGAATGACGGCAACGGTACATTAAATATTCTTTTCGTGTTTTCGCTCTGCTGGTAGTATACGATGAACTTAGAGAACAATTACATATAGGGCATTGCATCATACCTGAAAATAAATATATGCGTTTCGCCTTTGTATCACACTTGTTCGCAGAATAACCGGCCTGTATTTTGTTCCAAGCATCTTTGCTTACATAAGGTTCACAGAAGTCATCAATATCATGATACATGCCACAATAGAATGAAACTGAACTTATTTTTCGCCAGCTAGATATGTGTCTATTTATTCCATATGTATTGTACATGTATCGTGCTATCATGTTGAGGTTGCCATGTTCAATTAGCATTTGCCAGAATTCTTGGCACATTTTTTCTTCAGCAGGATTTTTAATAAGACGGGTAATTCCATCAGAATCTTTTTGCTTCATATATCCAAAGGGTGCATACCGTCCTCCGAAGCAAGCTTCTTTATTCTTGCGTTTGTGTGCATAAACCGCTTTAACACGTTCAGAAGCCTTATCACGTTCATTTTGTGCGATTGCCAAGAATATGGTGATTGCCATACGCCCGTTGGCAGTGGTGGTATCATAATCTTCATGGATAGCTTTCCATTCAACCTTGTGGTTATCCAGGATATCCTGAACCTTGAAATATTCCTTGACAGATCGGAACCAACGGTCTAGTTTAGTAAATAGGATCATATCAATTTTGCCAGTTTGTACGTCATCCAGTAAACGTTGCAAGGCTGGCCTTTTTAATGGTGACAGGGAACCACTTATACCTGCATCCGTGTAATGCCCCACAAGCTTCAAATTGTTTTTATTACAATATTCTGTAAGATTATCAATCTGAGCATCTATGGAAAATCCTTTCAAAGCCTGTTCATCGGTGGAAACACGTTCATAGCATGCAACTCTTAAAATAGACATATATTCATCCTCCTAAAATTGTTTTGTAACGGCGAAGAGCAGGCAAAATGCCCGCCCTCACCAGTGTTGCATGTTAGTATTGGAATACTACAGATACTACTTTATTATCTTTTACCTTGATTTCTTTAAAGATATTGCGCCAGAAACGACGTCTTTCCTCGGTATCCATTGTGGAATAAACGCTATTTATATCGGTGTTCAACAATGCCCTGATGGGTTCAATATCGCGTTCTGCTGGCGGCGCTTCATTTTCAGCTATGGCGATCAATCCTTTGATTTCAGCATCATCCCGGAGGTATTCATCATCCGAGATATTCCCCGCCATGTATGCCACATTCAAACGGCGCAGCCGCTCTTTCAACTTGGGAATATTGTATTTCGGTTTCGGCTTCGGTTTGGTTTTCTCCAGCTCTACATCTGCGATTTCTTTTTCAATGAATTTCGGCAATTCTTCAAGCAGTTGTTTTTCTATTTTCATTTCAGACAATGTACGTTTAAAAGCGCAATCGGTACATTTGAAACGGCAACGATAGCCCCGATATTCAACGCCATATTTATTCTTTGATGAAGTTCCACAAAGAATATGTCCACATTCGGGGCAGCGTATCATCCCGGTAAATATATACACCCGCTTTGATTTCGTATCGCGTATTCTTGATGCGGCGGTTTCTTGCACCATCAACCAATCTTTCTTGGTGACATAGGGTTCGCAGAAATCTTCTATGCCGTTATGCATCCCGCAATAAAAATCACTTTTTGCAATGCGCCCCCACTGTTTATCTGATTTCACAACCCCGTATACATCCCGAATGTGCCGAATTGCTTTGTTCAGATTATTGTATTTGACGAGTATATCCCAGAACTCGGCAACCATTTGCTGGCTTTCAGGATCTTTCACAAGGCGTTGGATGCCATCTTCGTCCTTTTCTTTCAAATAACCGAAGGGCGGGACTTTGCCACCGAAGCAGGCTTCCTTGTTTTTGCGTTTATGTTCAAATACAACCTTGATACGTTCAGCGGTTTTCTCACGTTCATTTTGTGCGATTGCGAGGCAGATTGTAATTGCCATACGCCCATTGGCAGTAGTGGTATCATAATCTTCATGGATGGCTTTCCATTCAACTTTATGGCGATCCAATACATCCTGAACTTTAAAGTATTCCTTGACAGATCGGAACCAACGGTCTAGTTTTGTAAATAGAATCATATCAATTTTGCCAGCTTGCACGTCCTCCAACAAACGGTGCAGTGCTGGCCTTTTTAGTGGCGGCAGCGAACCACTTTTACCTTGATCCGAATAATGGTCTACAATTTTCATGCCTTTTTTTTCACAGTATTCTTTGAGGTTATCAATCTGTGCATCTATTGAAAACCCCTTCAAAGCCTGTTCTTCTGTTGATACGCGTTCGTAGCAAGCGACACGTAAAATTGTCATTTTGTATCCTCTCCCTGGGTCTTTATATAAAGCAAAGAGTGGGCATGTTAGCCCACTTTTTTTAATGTTTCTATTTTTCTATTTTCAAGGTCAATGATACTGTCCTGGTACATAACGCGAGTACCATAGATGTTCTTATAGAATTCAATTCCGCTTTTCAAAAACTCCGGAGTAATTTGCAAATAGCCTGCAAATTCATCTGCACAATATCCAAGTCGCTTCGCTTCAACAAACGCACCGAGCGGTATCAGGATAGAAACTGCCCAATGCATAGCTATCGCATTGGATTGTTGTTCGTTAAAGCCAATGCAGTTATTGTTGAGCATGAGGTGCCTGCCAAGTCCTAATGCAATGATGCAACGGCGTTCAGCTTCATCTACAATTTTTTTGTTGATGCCAATTACACCATTGTGGTATACATAGCGGATCGAGGACGGAAAATCATAGTCCACGATAGTAACACCATAAAATTCAGCTTTTTTCTCTAAGTCCTTGCACATAATCATGCAATCCCTTCATTAGGAAATTCTTAGTCTACCCCCTTATACTTTGCTTTTGCAAATTCCATGAATTCAAACACGGATTTCCTGCATTCTTGCCCCATCCCCTGTATATCGGTCACTGCATGGACAACTTCCGCATCTTCAAGTTCAATCACGATTTTGTTCTTTTCAGACGATTCATCCTGCCCGTATTCCATGAAGTAATTCACACTCAGATTAAAATACTGCGCTACATCTATCAAAGTATGTAACGG